CCTGAACGAGGGAGCGAAGCGGAAGCTGATCCAGGCATTCGAGACATACGGAGCCGGGACGAAGAACACCGGGCGGATCCTGCCGATCCCGCAGGGGATGAAGCTGACGCCGCTGGACATCAAACTGTCAGACAGTCAGTTCATCGAACTGAAGAAATATTCGGCGCTTCAGATCGCGGCTGCATTCGGCATCAAACCGAACCAGATAAACGACTACGAAAAGAGCAGCTACAGCAATTCAGAAATGCAGCAGCTGTCCTTCTACGTGGACACGATGCTGTTCGTGCTGAAGCAGTACGAAGAGGAAGTCAACTGGAAACTGCTGACCGACGTGGAACGCTACGAAGAAGGCAAATACTACAAGCTGAACGAAAAAGCGATCCTGCGGACGGACAGCGAAACACAGATGAAGATCATGGCGCAGGCGATCCAGAACGGCATCGAGAAACCGAACGAATGCCGTCGGAAGCTGGATCTTCAGGATGCAGAGGGCGGCGACCAGCTGATCGTGAACGGGAACTTCGTTCCGCTGGCAGACGTCGGCATCCAGTACGCGCAAAACCAACCACAGCAGAACGCACAGCAGACGCGGCAGCGGCCTGTGCATAATGCAGCGCAGGAAGGCGGGACTGTTCCATCAGCAGGACAGCCGGGCGGCGCGGATCCGGAAGACACAGCCGAAACAGATCCGGAACAGAAAATAAAGCAGGAAGGAGGGAAAGACGATGGTGAACAAATACCGATTCACGCGGAAGAATCCGAAGACTAAGAAGATCGAGAACACGGGGTACATGGAGATCAGGAACGCGGCAGCGGGTGCGGAACTGTACATCTACGGCGACATCGTGTCGTCTTCGTGGGATGTATGGAGTGCGGACGACACATGCCCGCAGGACATCGCAGACTTCATGAACCAGATCGATCAGAACGCAGATCTGACCGTCTACATCAATTCGGGCGGCGGTGACGTGTTCGCAGGAATCGCGATCCACAGCATCCTGTCCCGTCATACGGGGCACATCAAGGGCGTCGTCGACGGACTGGCGGCATCGATCGCATCGGTGATCCTGATGGCCTGCGACGAAATCGTGATGTCTACGGGCGCGCAGATCATGATTCACAAGCCGTCAGTCTTCGCCTACGGAAACGCGGACGATCTGACAGCACTGATCGCGGAACTGGACAAGTGCCAGCAGAGCATCACGGACATCTACATGCAGCACGCGAAGGAAGGCGTGTCAGAATCTGACATCACCGAAAAGATCAACGCGGAAACATGGATGTCTGCAACGGACGCGCAGGAAGTCTTCGACATCGAAATCGATGAACGGCCTGCTATGGCTGCGTGCGTCAGCTGGATGATGGACAGCTGGAAGAACGCGCCGAAGAACATCCGGACAGAGCGTCCGGAAGATGTCGAGAACAGGGAAGCTGAAGAAGAAGCTGACCTGATCGCAGAAATGGAACTGATGGGAATCTAAATCAAAGGAGGATCTAAACACATGAGCAAAGAAGCAAGAGCACTTCTGAAGAAGATCAACGACATGAAGAACGCGATCCGCGGCCTTCAGGGTCAGGGCAAGACGCAGGAGATGAAGGACAAGATGGATCAGCTGCGCGAGATGCAGCAGGAGTTCGACATCATGATGGAGATGGACGAAGACGAGATCGACGACATCGACGACGCCGTCAAGGGCGGCAAGGCGAAGGGAATCGAAGGCGGAGCGGCAGCAGGCGCGAAGAAGTACGCGAAGGCCGACATCGCCCGCGCGTTCGTCAACCGTATCGTGTGCGGCCTGCGCAAGCGCCAGATGACAAAAGAGGATCAGGAGATCATGGACGCCATGACCGAAGCTGATCCGAACGAGGACGGCGAATCAGACGGCGGCTTCACTGTGCCGCAGGACATCCAGACCGACATCCGCGAACTTCGCAGGACTGAAAACGATCTGGAAATGTACGTCAACGTCGAGAACGTCACCACACTGTCCGGATCCCGCGTGATCGAGATCGACGCAGACAGCACACCGTGGCCTGACGTGGATGAAGGCGAAGAGTTCACCGAACAGGAGACGCCGAAGTTCAAGCAGATCAAATACAAGGTCGCAAAGAAGGGCGGCATCCTGAAGACCACGCGCGAACTGCTTCAGGACACTGCTGCGAACATCCTGGCATACCTGAACAAGTGGATCGCCAGAAAGTCCAGGGCGACCAGAAACGCCGCCATCCTTGCGAAGCTGAACGAGATCACGACCGGGAAGGCCGTGGCGATCACCGGCGTGGACGACCTGAAGGACGTCTTCAACGTGAAGCTGGATGCAGCGATCGCGCCGACTTCCATCGTGCTGACCAATCAGGACGGCTTCAACTATCTGGACAAGCTGAAGGACGAAAAGAAGGACTACATCATCCAGCCGGACGTCACCGACAAGACAAAGCGCCTTCTGTTCGGCGTGTATCCGATTCACGTCGTCAGCAACAAGACACTGAAGTCCGTGACTTCCGGATCTAACGCGAAGTATCCGCTGTTCATGGGCGATCTGAAAGAAGCCGTGACACTGTTCGACCGCGAGAAGATCACCGTGGAACTTTCCACAGAAGCCGGTGATCTGTGGGCGAAAGACCTGACCGGAATCAAAGTCCGCGACCGCTTCGACGTGCAGGCCGTGGACGAAGCTGCTGTCATCAAGGGCGAGATCACCGAAGCGATCGGCGGCTGATCGGATCCGGATGCAGATCATGAAGAAAGGAGCGGGAAAAGATGACGCTGACTGAAGTGAAGCAGTACATCCGCGTCGACTACACAGACGACGATGAACTGATCGAACTGATGCTGAACGCGACGCTGGACGAAATGAAGGAACTGATTCCTTCCTTCGATCCGGACAACATCACGAACCGCCAGAAGATCCTGATCTGCGCCTACATCAAGGAGATGTACGACAACAGAGGGAACACGACGGCGCAGCCGGAGAAGATCAGGTACGCCGTCAGATCCCTTCTGCTGAAGGAAATGTTGAGGTGATGGGATGGCAGCGGCACGGATCGAGATCTACAGGAAGAACTACAGCATCGTGTCCGGGCGGCGCGTGGAAGAAGAACCGACACTGCATCATAAAGCATGGTGCGAGATAGGGAACCTTTACGGATCCGAACTGTACGGAGCGCTGGACATCCGCCTGGAAAACACGATCATCTTCGAAGTGCGGTACTGCAAAGCCATAAAAGCGATGCAGCAGCATCTGAAGGACTACTACATCAAGTTCGAAGGCGAAGTATATGACATCTTCGCGTCGGACTTCAGGAGGAACGAACGGCAGTATGTGCAGCTGAAAGCAAACAGAAGGGACTGATGCGCGATGAAGATCACGTTCAACATGGAGGGCTTCGACCGCCTGCGGACACAGGTGGAAACACTGTCGTCAGACAGCGAGATCGCCGCCTTGAACAAACGGATCTATCAGCGCAGCGCGGACGTCACGGAACCGCGAATGAAGGCGCATATGCCGCGATCAGCGGACAATTCGAAGTCAGGCCGGAACGGGTACAGACCGCCGGGACATGCGGCTGACAACATCCCGAAGAAAGCCACGTCACGGAAAGGCGAAGTCGGGTGGAAGCTGGACGGCGATGCGCAGAACTGGTTCTACATGAAGTTCGTGGAATGGGGCACGTCAAAGATGCCCGCGCGCGACTTCATCGAAAACACGATGCACGAATCGGAATCGGACTACAACCAGATCGCGGAAGAAGAGTTCCAGCGGGCGCTGAACGAAAAGCTGGGAGGATGAACGAATGGACGTCATCAAAACGGCAGCGGATGCGTTGAAGCCTTTATCAGACGAAGGGATCACCGTTCAGCAGGGATGGTACGATGCCAGCCTGAAGAAGCTGCACATCACGCTGTGGAAATTAAGAGACTACGCCGCCGCGCATTCGGATGATGACTGCGACGTAGAAGCCGCGACGATACAGGTCAATATCTGGTCGACAGCTGATCAGCAGGATCTGGTGAAGCGGGTGAAGAAACTGATGAAGGCGAACGGATTCGAGTTCACGGAAGGGAACGACACCGGGGAACCGGACACGGGCGTCTTCATGAATGCGATGCGCTTCTTCTATCAGGAGGAAGCCGAAGAAGAAACGGAGGAATAAAAGAATGGCAGACACACAGACCATCGTCAGAAGCAGAACGAAGTCCTTCCGTGACATCCACGTCGCACACGTGACGAAGAACACGGAAACAGAGTACGCGGCAGACACGCCGACAAAGCTGGCGCGCGCGATCACCGGGAAGATCAGCGACAAATTCGAATCCGAAAAGATCTATTCGGACGACAGCGTCGAGGATACAAACATGACGTACACCGGGACGGAAGTTGAATTCGAAGTGAACGCGCTGGCGCCGCAGGACAAGTCCCGCGTTTTCGGTCATCTGTACAAGAACGGATACCTTGTGAAGAACAAGAACGACAAGGCGCCGGAAGTCGCGGTCGGATGGCGTGCGAAGAAGCTGAACGGCAAATACGAATTCTGCTGGATGTACGCCGGGCGCTTCGATCAGGGGATGGAAGACAACTACGAAACCGAAGGAGCAAGCCCCAAAACACAGACGGCGACGCTGAAGGGCAACTTCTACGAGCGTCAGATGGATGGGAACTACAAGATCGAGGTCGACGAAGGGAACCTTCTGGAAGCGGATACAAGCGCGGCAGCGGCGATCAAGAAATGGTTCGAAACCGTACAGGAACTTCCGACATCCGGCAACTGATAACTAATAACTGATCATTTTAAGGAGGGACGAAAATGGCAGCAACCAACACAGTGAAGAAAAGAAAGATCATCATCGGCGGGAAGGAATACCAGATGCCGCAGAAGATGACGACGCTGGCGTACATGCGCTACATCAAGCTGCGCGACGAGATCATGGAGACGGAGAAACAGCAGCGGCTGTACAACTACAATCAGTTCGTCGAGATGATGGACGTGATCGTGGAGATGTACGGCGACCAGTTCACACGCGACGAACTGATCAGTGAACTGTCACCGGAAGACATCATCATGGAATTCGCGATGATGGACGTCAGCGTCGCCGCGAACGTCGACACGAAGGTGGAGAAGTTCAAGGAAAATTTTACAAGTGGCGAGTGATGCCGGAAATGACGCTGCCGTACGGAGAGGATGAACGGATCTGTGCGGCAGTGTCTGTTCGACAGTACAGGCGGTACACGGAGATCATGGAACAGAACGTCACCGAATCGATCGAAGACGCGGTCGAAGCGAATGCGCGGATCCTGTCGGAGATCTTCGGAGTGCCGATGACGCAGATCAGGAAGATGGACGCGGAAGACGTCATGACAGCGGCGAAGCAAGTGCACTTCGTCATGCAGGACGTCATCACGCAGAAGTTCCTTGATCTGAATCCGGAGCATCCGGAAGCGGTCGAGAAGGAAGCATCAGCGTTTGACGAATATGACGAAGAAAACGGATACAACGACGACGGAGCACAGGAAGAAAGAAACTTCTGGCAGATCTGCCGGGAGAATGTCGACCGGGTCGTGAAGCTGTGCATCCGGCTGATGAAGAATTCATATCAGGACTGCATGGAAGCGGACATCATGAGCCTGCTTGATTATGTGGCATTTGAGATCCGGACACTGAAAGAAAACTAAGGGAAGGAGCGGGACAGCGTGGCAGACGTAAAGATTAACATACAGGCCGAAACACAACAGTTTCAGGCTGCTATGCGGCAGTGTTCCGCAGAAATGAAACAGCTGTCGTCAGAATACAGTCTTGCGGCTGCACAGGCGAAGCTGTCCGGATCCGCACAGGACGGCCTTCGGGCGAAGGTCACAGAACTGACTGGCAAAGTAGGACTTCAGAAAGACATCGTCGAAAAGAACGAAGCACAGCACGCAAAGCTGAAGCAGGCGCTGGAACAGCAGAAATCGACGCACGACACGCTGAAGACGAAGGTCGAAGCGGCGAAGAAGGCGTACGAAGCAAGCGCGAAGGCCACAGGCGAAGATTCTGAAGAGACGAAGAAGCTGAAGGCAGAGTACGAAAAGCTACAGTCACAGCTTGGAAACACAGAAAGAAGCATCCAGAAGACAGAAACAGCGATCACGAAGCAGGAAGGCGCGGTCACATCATCGAAGGCGAAGCTGGCAGAACTGGAAGTGCAGCTGCGGAACGTGAACGCGGAACTGGCACGGGCGCCGTTCGATGCCTACGCAGAGAAGGCGAACAAGATCGGCGGAACGATCACGAAGGTCGGCGAAGCGATCATGCCTGCATCGATGGCGACGGTCGGGCTGGGAACGGCAGCAGTGAAGACTGCCGCGAACTTCGACACTTCGATGTCACAGGTTCAGGCGACGATGGGTCTGACGAAGGATTCCACGTCGAAGCTGAACGGCGAAACGGTCAACACGATGGACGCGCTGTCGAAGCTGGCGCGGACGATGGGAAAGGACACAAAGTTTTCCGCCAGTGAAGCAGCGGACGCGATCAACATCCTTGCGATGGCAGGCATGGACACGGATGACATCTATTCCGCGCTGCCTGCGACGCTGAATCTGGCAGCGGCTGGCAACATCGGCATCGCGCAGGCCGCAGACTATGCGACGGGCATCATGTCCGGCTTCGGCATGGAGACGAAGGACGCTTCGAAGGTCGCGGACGTTCTGGCGGTCACGGCATCCAGTGCGAAGGGGTCCGTGTCTGACTTCGGCGCAGGACTTGCACAGGCAGCAGGCCAGGCATCCATCACAGGCCAGTCATTCGAAGACACAGCGACAGCGCTGGGAATTCTGGGAAATCATAATATATCCGCAGCTGAAGGCGGAAACATGCTTCAGCGTGTCCTGAAGAACCTGTATCAGCCGACATCGACGGCGAAGGACGCACTGGATGCGCTGGGTGTGTCCGCCTACGATTCAGAGGGCAAGGCAAGGCCGCTTCAGGACGTTCTGACAGATCTGCGGGGCAAGCTGGGCGAACTGTCCGAAGAGGACTACAACAGCGTCATGGGGCAGATCTTCGACACGGCTTCACTGCGTGGCGCGAACTTCCTGATCCAGGATTCCGGGGAAGCGTTCGATAATCTGCGCGCGAAGATCGGCGGCGCATCCGGCGCGGCGGAAAAGATGGCAGAGGTGCAGCAGGACAACCTACAGGGACAGCTGACCATCCTGAAGTCACAGCTGGAAGAACTGGCGATCAGCTTCGGCGAACTGCTGATGCCGAAGATCCGCGAAGTCGTCGGCAAGATTCAGGACTTCGTGGACAAGCTGAACAACATGGACGAAGGGCAGAAGCAGGCGATCATCCGGATCGGTCTGGTCGTGGCGGCAGCAGGGCCTTTACTGGTCGCGCTGGGAAAAATGATCATATTCACGGGTCAGGTGTCCACGCAGATCGGAAACATGGTCGAGTGGTACACGAAAGCGGGCGGCGCATCCGGGATACTTGCGAAGGCACAGACCGGACTGTCGTCGGCGTTCAGCTTCCTGACATCGCCGATCGGAATCGTGATCGGCGTCATCGCCGTGCTGGTGGCGGCATTCATCCATCTGTGGAGGACGAACGAAGACTTCCGGAACGCGGTCATCGCGATCTGGGAGCGGATCAAAGGCGCCTTCCAGGAATTCGTCGGCGGCATACAGGAAAGACTGTCGGCGATGGGAATCAGCTTCCAGTCGATCACGCAGACGATCAGTGCCATCTGGGACGGCTTCTGCAACCTGTTAGCGCCGGTATTCGAAGCAGCCTTCGGAATCATAGCGACGGTACTGGAAACAGCCTTCGGCGTCATCACGGGGCTGCTGGACGTGTTCATCGGCGCGTATAACGGCAACTGGACACAACTGTGGACAGGCGTGCAGGAGATCTTCGGCGCGGTCTGGGAAGGCATCAAGGGCGTCTTCAGCGGTGTTCTGGCGGCGCTTCAGGGCGTCGCAGACGTCTTCCTGGGATGGTTCGGGACTTCGTGGACAGAACTGTGGACGAACGTGCAGGGCTTCTTCGAAGGCGTCTGGAACGGCATCAGCACGTTCTTCACGACGATCTGGACAACAATCAGCACGACCGTCACGACATTCTGCACGACCGTCTGGACGACGATCAGCACAATCTTCACGACGGTCGCGGAAACAGTTTCGACGATCTGGGAAGGAATCAAAAGCGTCATTCAGGTCGCGATCATGTTCATCGTGGAACTGATCAACGCGGCCTTCCAGCTGATCACGGTTCCGTTCAGGTTCATCTGGGAGAACTGCAAAGAGACGATCACGGCAGCGTGGGAAGCGATCAAGACAACAGTGTCGACCGCACTGAACTTCGTGAAGGACAACATCATCACGCCGGTCATGACGGCGATCAAGACCGTGATCGATACAGTGTGGAACGGCATCAAGACCGTGATCACGACCGTCATGAACGGCATCAAGACCGTGATCACGACCGTCTGGAATGCGATCAAGACAGCCACATCGACCGTCTGGAACGCGATCAAGACAGCCGTCACGACCGCAGTGAACGCGATCAAGACAGCGGTCACGCCGATCTTCAACGCGATAAAGACCACGATCACGTCCGTGTGGAACGGAGTGAAGAGCGCGACGACATCCGCATGGAATGCGATCAAGTCGGGCGTGACGTCCGCCGTGAATGCGGTGAAGTCGAAAGTCCAGTCCGCCATGAACAGCATCAAGTCCGTGATGTCGTCGGCATGGAACAGCATGAAGGGCGCGGCGTCTTCCGGATGGAACGCCATCAAGTCGGCGATCGAAAGGCCGATCAATGCGGCGAAGCAGGCTGTGGCGAATGCGATCAGCGCCATGCGGTCGAAGTTTAACTTCCATTGGAGCCTGCCGCATCTGGCACTGCCGCATCCGTATATATCCGGACACTTCAGTCTGAATCCGCCGTCAGTCCCGCACTTCGGGATCAG